CCATGAAGCTGTGCCGTCTGGTGTAGATATGAATAATGCCCAACCCTGTTTGTCTGCGAGAGCTGGTCGAATAACTTGGAACCAGACATCGGAATCCATGAAGGCTGCTTCGTCAAGTACTACTCCAGCTAGGCTTCGGCCACGCAGGGTGGTTGCGTTTTCTGTGCCTTTTAGTTCGATTAGCGATCCATTTATTAGTTCGATTTTGAGGTCGGTTTCGTTTTTGGATTGGATCCATTCTCGTGGGATTAGTTTCTTTATTTCTTTCCATGCGATGTCTTTTGCCATGCGATATGTTGGGGCACAGTAGAAGTAGGTTTCGCCTGGGCGGTCTATTGCTGCTTTTAAAAGTTCTATGCAGGATAAATAGGATTTTCCGAATCTTCTGCCAGCCACGAGGACTCTAAATCTGTTTTTTGCGTTGAACACCTCCCCCTGTGCCCATCGTAGGGAGAG